ACTAGAAAGGGCGACTATTTCTAGCCGCCCTCCTAGTTTATTCTGTGTCTGAGTCTTTTAAGACCTTAGACTTGGTTTCTTTTTTAATTTCTTCTTCATAAACAAAAGTAATGTAGCGTGAGCCTTCAAGTGATTTAGCATTACGCCATCCACTTACATCGACAATTGTTCCTGATAGCAGTTCTTTACCGTCCACGGTAAGCGTCTTGAGGATTTTTGCTTTCATCTTACGCCGTTGTATCAATCCAGCAGTATGAGAAGGTCGCTTCCGCTTGGTCAATCGCCGAACCTGTTGGGTTGTAGAGATAGATGGATACTGTATCTGCTGCTGTTACTGCGGCTCCAACAAAGAGTATATCGTCGTTGAGTGCAGGTGGATTTACAATAATGATGTCAGTTGTAGCCGCACCAGTTAGTGTAAAGGTCGTTGCTGATTTTGTTGTTGCTGCTAATGAAGCAGGGTCGATTGCTACTGTGCCGAACTCAATACCGTAAACAGTATCGTTGTCGCCAATTTGTAGTGCGCCGACTGCCGCTTCACCGCGAGTAAGTCTATTTACCTGTGGCATTTATTTTCCTTTTCTAAGAAAAGAAGGGAGAGCCATTTACGACTCCCCCCTCTTTATTGACTTAATTAAGCGACGATTGTATTCCAGAAGTAACCGAGGTCTGAACCGATTACCTTGTTGTCGAAAGCCATTTCAGCCTCAACGCGAGTCGCCTTGATTGACTCCATACGGAATGATGAAGTTCCGATGTTTGCACCAAGACCACCTGATACGCCAGTCCAGTTGAATGTGTATCCAGCAGAAGGAGTTAGAACTCCTGGGTTTGTAGCAACATGGCAAAGAAGTGCGCCCTTGCCGTATGCGAATGAATACGCACCAGAGGCACCTTCGTTGTTAGTAGCCTTTACTGCCTTTGCAACCATAACGCGAGGAATGTCGAACATTGCTGCCAACATATCGGTTGTGATTGTTTGTGAAGATGTGTACTTGATACGGTCAACTAGGTCAGGGTGATTCTTTAACTGACGGAATGTTTCGTATCCAAGAACAAGAGTGTTTGCTTCCTGTCCTGTGTTACCAAGAATCTCAGACTTTCCAGCCTCGATGTCGTTGATTGGGTCTGAAGATGAATAATCTGACCATTGCTTTGTCTGTCCTGATGAAGGAGTTCCAGCAACGCCAGTTACATCGTCTGCCCATACACCTGTGGTGAAGAAGTCAGAAACGAACTGAAGTTCCTTGCGAAGTAGCAAGCGGTGTGTTACGAACTCTGAAGCCTCACGAAGTGGGTTCAATGGTGCATCTGAGTTAGCAAGTGTTTGGTCGCCTACATCTTTATGGAATGCCCATACATCAGCGGCGTATGTGCCTGTGGTTAGGTTGTAACCTGAACCTGCTGACTCTGTGGCATCTGCGCGGCGTTGTGCCTCATCGCGGAACCAGTCGTTCTTTGTGTAAACAAAGTACTTGTCTGATTTCTTATCGACAGGGATAACTGGGAAAACCTTATCAGCGATAAAGTTTTCTTGTTTCTGCATGTAAGCAACAGAAATGTTTGTGAGAATCGCATCAATGTGCGAATCGGTTAATGTTGGTTGTGGCATTTAGATTCGGCTCCTTAGTTCGCTCGAGTTGGGTTAGCGCAGTTAATAACTGCGGCAACGATGTCGCCATCAGCGCCTGGTGCCTCAAGATAAACGCCAAGAACATACTTAGTGGTGTCTGAAACAGCAAGTGTTGCAGCCTTACCAGTAGAAGATGTTCCGAAGTTTAGTGCAGTTCCAAGTGTTGCGGCCGCAGAGGCTACAATCTTTGTTCCGCCTACGATTGTTACAGATGCTTCTGTACCTGATGTTGGATTGTTTTGTAGAACTCCGATTGGAACATCGGTAGCGGCTGCTGCTGCTACAACCTGTCCTGATGAGTTCAACTTAACAAATGTATATTGCTTAGTTGATAAATCCGCACCAGCAACGAAGGTTGCTCTTACGGAATAGTTATTGATTTCGTATGCCATGTTTACTTAGCACCCTTCTCGGTGAGGTATTGCTTGTAGAGGTCTGTGTTTGCAAGTGCGGCATCAGCCATCGCAACTTCAAATGAAGGAGCAACTCCTGATTCAACTGCCGCCTTTGCTAATGCAGTTAGACGGTCGTATGCATCCGTAGCGGATGAATCAACAGACTTACCAATTTCAGCAAATAGGTTTGATGTTTTGGCTTGAGCATTTACGGCTTCAAGAATGCCTTCGATACTCTTTGTTAAATCTTCATCGATTAATGCTAAACGACGAAGTGCTGGACCAACTTTCTCTGCTTCCAAAGGAAGATTGTTCCAATTCTTTGCTTTTGCAATAGCGTCAGCATCTGCTCGCTCATCGCGTTCTTTTTGAAGAAGTGCAACTGCTTCATCGGCGCGAGCCTTTTCAACAGCGAATGCCTTCTCAACAGACTCCAAAGATTTCATCATTGGCTTCTTAGCCATTGCTTTTTCTTCTTCTTCATCTTCCATTTTTTTCATGCGCTTCTTATATTCTTCATCACTTTCATCTTTACCTTGAGTCATAAAGGCTGGCATTTTCTTAGCCTTTTCAACTTCGGCTTCAAGTTCAGCGATGCGAGCGTCTTTGTCAACTGCTGGTGACTCAGTTTCGGTTGCTTCTGCGACTGGCGCTTCTGCAACAACTGCGTCCTCAGTTACAACTGTGCTTTCATCGGACACTGAGTCCTCCTTAGTTATTGTTGTTTCGGTAAGCGAGTCAATGACCGCTTCGATTTCTTCAGCGTTAGCGGATTTCATAACAAGCCAACCTTCAGAAAGGTGTGCTGGATGGTCCACTCCGCTTGTTTCATCAACAGCAAGGCGTACCATTTTTGTTGCCTTAGCCATTTATCCTCCTACACCGTTGGGGCATAACATTTTGCATAAAGACTATTACGCAAATCCTTGTATCGGTGAAAAAAGAGTAACACATAGTTCATAATTTTTAAGCGCAACGCCACAAAAGGAAAGACACCCGACATTTTTATCGAGTGTCTTTCTTGCAATCTTCCCCTATTGCATTTCACAACCTACTGGGTCAAAAGGGAGGTGGCAATTCCTAATCGAATCTTTGCTCGGAGTTCCATAAGGATAGTTCCAAGCCAGTTCTTACCTTCTCGCATTAGAGGGTCTTGAATAATGTCTGTTGAGCCGTCAGGATTAGTCCCGATTAGATTAACTCCCCAAACAGTATCGTCCCAAAAAGTGCCTTCTTGAAGGTAGGCATTTCCTGTACTTAAAAGGGCATCCGTAAGGATTGGATTAGAAAGAAACTTCTCAGCCACAACGGTTTTCATAACATTGTATTTAACTTCTTCCCAATCGTGTCTTATTGTTCGAGCAGTTCGACCAAGAGTCTTTGCTTCTTGTGGGTCTGTCGAGGCGGCAATTCGCTTATAGAGTTCTTCATCTACTCCATAAACTTTCTGAGCGGCGTAAGCGTGTTCAGAAGTAGCCCACACAGTTCCGTAACATTTGAAAGGTGAACCTTCGTAGAAGTTTGATAAGAACGATAAGGGATTATTAGTTCCTAAATCATCAAACCAGTCAATGAGAACATCGGGGTTTTTATTAAGAACACCCTCGTAAGTAAATCCCGACTTTTCTAATACTTTAGCCATTTGTATCTCCTTTCCAAGTTTTACCTGTGTGTACTTCAGTTGTAAGAACATCGGTAGCAAACGCAGTATCAGGTCGCTTGCTTTGCATCAGAAGAATTAACTTCTTAAGTGTTTCAAGTTGTTCGTCTTCAAGTCCTAACGCCCAACCCTCTTCATCGGTCTTGTCTGAAGTAAATACAACATGACCCATAATTGTGTCTTGAACCATAAACTCTTTCATAAATAAAAAAGTTCCGTCAAGATTAGGCAGGACATTATTTTTTAACTTACCTTCTTCATCAAGCCACATAGTTACACCTAATGAAGCAAGATGAACGGCTTCGACAATATCTGTTCCGATAAAGTCATAACATTTCTTTACCAGTTCTTCTTTACCAAACTCAATAACTGAAATCTCACCTTTGAGGCTCAGTTCTTGAATTGGGTCGTTGGCATCATTAATCTGAGTCAAACCTTTAACCGCGAGCGCTTTCATTACGCCACCTCTAAAGAGGCGAGATTCTTAATCTCTTGGTCAATAAACTTAAGTGTTTGCTCGTAATTTTCAAAGCCGACTTCTTCTTGAATAGCCATAACTAGGCCGTGAATATGTAAATGAAACTCTTCAATCTTTTCTTTTGCATCAGCATCAAGCGGATTAAACTCAGGCACTTCATTGCGAAGTTTTCTGATAGCAGCAATCCTTGATTCGATTGTTGGCGGTCTTGATATAATAGTCATACTTTCCTCCTTGGGATTAGTGGTGCTTGCAGGAGTAAGTATCACGCCATTAACGGCGTTGAGAGAACTTCATTAGATGGTTATTTTTAAACTGGGTACGGATTAACTGTACAAATTACCTTAAGTATTTTGGCTGTCGCCGGATTTACTTGACTGGTCCGCCTGCAACCCACGCATCACAAGTCCTTGACGAAGCGCATTTGAAATCGAAGGCCTCGCAATAACCCAAGTCGCCAGCCTTGATAGAATCCCAAGAGTTCTGTCGTGATGCATCGCCAGCAGTTAATCCTTTATCTATACAATCGAGCATCTCTTTAGTTTGAATAAAGACTGCACAATTACCACAAAGAGATTTCTTTGCATCAGCAATACTAACATCCCAGCGGTCTGCTTTTGTTTTCCAAAACGGAGCATTTGGTTCGGCTGGATTAAGTGGTCCGTAAGCGGCAGACTTGATTGCCTTCTCACGGTTACGAAGATTAACAG